ATTCTTGCCATTATCTTCTCCCGTCCGCTTGTATATCTAATCTAAAAGTTCCAAGCTTCCAATGTTGTCTAATACTAGTATTGTCAACTTTTAAAGCTATTGCTCTTGCACGTGCTCTAGTGTCTATTTTAGTTGTAGATGTAGTTGTTGTAAAAGGTCCTAAAGATGAACTTGATTGTGAATCTGTTGGATAATTTTTTAAATTTAATGTAACTCTTGCATCACCTGTTTGAGTTAAAAAATCAGGTAATACTCTTCTAATTTTCATCATGTATTCACCATCACCTTGTAATCCTTGTTGGTCTAAATCAAAATCTCCTGATTGAATATTTGCTGTAATAGAAGTTCTTGCCCCTCCTTTAATTTGATCTTGTCCTGTTTCGTGTTCAAAGTAAGTTGTAACACCATCTGTATTACCAATTGTAGAATCACTTGTAGCACTTGAGTCATATTCAGTTCCGTGTGGTTTACCAAATATAGAAGAATCAAACCAAGATGATCTAGCAAGTGAACTTGTAGTCCATACTGGTCTTTCTGGTGTTGAATCCATATAGTTATAAGTAACTGATCTATTGTTAGATTCAGCACCACTTCCTGGATAAAACCAAGTTACTTCACCAAACAAATTATTTAACCCTGCATAAATATGGTTCTTAGGAACTGTATTAATATCATCGTAAACATAGTCTTCAACTAAACAAGCTAAGGATTCTAGTTTACCAGTGTATCTAAAAAAACCATTTTCTGACATCCAATATGCAGATCCATCAACCTCTACAGCTGCATTCTTACCTATCAATCCACAGTTAGTTCCAACTTGTTGAAATGAAAAAGTAAAAGGTGCACCAACGAATCTCATAATAAATAAAGA